TGCCCCTGCAATGGCAGCTCTTCCAAGTATAGATGGCTTTATCAACGCAATGGCTCCACGATATGCTACTGATCCATTGTATGGGTCTAAACTTAAATCGTTAATAAAGTCACAAGGATTGGATAAATATGATGTCTAAAGTTCTACAGATTCTGTCTTACGTTAAAAATCGTATAGAAGAGAAGAGTACTTGGGCTTCTGTAGGAATTGGTGTCACTGGCGCTGCGGCTTTGGCAGAACCTTGGAGTTATGTCTTTATTGCTGTAGCTGTAATCGGGGCCATAGTGCCTACCTCTACGAAGGCAGATGAATAATGCCCATCTTATCTGAATTAAAAGCTTATATTTATGCTGGTATTGCAGCACTTATTTTAGGCCTATCTATTACTATCTATGTCCAACACGTTAGACTAGGCGCTGATAAGGATCGAATTAAGGCCGTTGCTACTGAGTTGAATGTTTCTAATCAGAGTGTTACTGACTTAACTAAAGCTTTAGAAGATGTCAAGAACCAACTCGCTCAGAAAGAACGAGACGATCTTGCTAAGCAAGCTACGATTGAAGCTAATCTTAAATCTATTGCTCAGCGTGATAGGTCGCTAGAGGCTGTAGAAGCCCAGCTTAAGAATCGTAAATCTGACAGTAATTGCCCAATTCCAAAGGACTTACAAGATGCGTGGAATACTCTATAAACTTCTACCAATTTTGCTAGTCAGCGGTTGTATGACAGCTCAACCCGGTATCAGGACAGAGATAGTCGAGAAGCCTGTCATTCAGGTGCAGAAGTGTATTAAGATCAGTGATGTTCCGGTTCGACCTCGACCGTTGAAAGACGAGCCCAAGCCTTCTGACCTAGAATCAGCACTCTCTACTGCGCTGGTTAAGATCAGTGAGTGGACTCGATACGGTAACAAGACTGATGAAATCATTAAGAATTGTGAGTAATAAAAAACCCCCTCCGGCGTAATGCTAGAGGGGGTTTTCTTTTGTTTAAATTTCGCAGGACGTTCCTACGCAGGCATATTCTTGTGAACCTGTCGTGTGATCTTCCTGTTCATAGTGTCGAAGATCATCCCAATCAATTACTGGTTGAGGATGTTCTTCAATCCATCGGCTATAGTCTTCTTCTGAGACGGCAGTATATGGGGCTTGTTTATACGAGCCACCATCGTATGGTAGAAAAGAGACGCCCGAAAGAACGTCGAATTCTTTATATACCCATGCTCCCACATCCATCCACTCGTGTTCACGAACATTAACAGTAGCCGACGGCTTATGTTCGCACCAATGGTCTTGGAGATGTTTCCATAGCTCCAAGGACTGGACTGCTGTTTGATCATCACGAGTTACTGATCCTTCGGGAGACTTGATAGGGAAGTAAAATATGGACGTACTGGAAGATGCCATAACGTCTGCTTCCCAATAAACTCCAGCATCCTTAAGAAAAGTCGTGAGGGGGTCTTTATTATCCGCACGAATAGTTCGGATATAAAATGGACTATGACGACTGTGCAGGCCAGAAGCAGAATTAACCAACTGGCTGACAGTGCCAGAAGGCTTAACACAAGTAGTAGCGGTAGAAGCATTAATGTTAAGCTTAGCTGCCCAGTCTTTATTTGTTTCAATGACGACTTCTTTGAGTCTACTAAGTCCGTCAGCATTCCCCAGTAATCCAAGGTTGTCGCAAACACCTGTGAGAGAAACTCCAAGCAATCGTTCTTCATTACACGTATCCTGCCATATCTTCCTCAGATACCTGAAGTCAGTAAAGGTTGACTGGATTGTACCGAGGATTGCAGCAACCTTAGCCTTTCGTTCAAGGTCCTCATAAGTGTCTGTAGCTCGGACAACGATTTCAGTGAGATTGCAGAATTGGAATGGGCGTAGGATAATTTCTGAACAAGGGTTCGTGCCGAATTCATATGAGCTGTCACGGCGTCCATTTCTGGCAGCAATGTTTTGGCAAGCATATCGACTGAAAAAACCGGGCTCTCCTGATTTACTGTCATACAATTCCTTCCATTTCTTCATAAAGAAACTAATATCAGGTCGTCTATTTTCATAGACGGCTGAGTTATTGGCAAGACGGCGATGGCCGTTAGCCTCCCACCACGCACCTGACTTAGACATAGACATTCGATCATCAGTACAGTCGAAAAGACTAATCATAGCAGATCGACGAACACCACCAACAACTACAATATCTGCAATCTTGCACATCAGATCATGGCATTCGATAGTGCTTAGTCGTCTTCCAGACGCCCCGTGAAATAGACTGATCGTAAAGCGGAACAAATCTTCCAGAGGCTCGGGGCCTGAAGCTCGCCCTCCAAAGGTTTTAAGTCTCGCTCCCGCAGGGCGAACTTTTGATACGTCCCATTTGGGAGTTTGACCTGCAATGAGTAGGGATACGAGTTCCCTGAAAGACTTGGCCCATCCCTCTTTACTATCTGCCACTCTAATGACTGTGTCTGTGTCTTCAAAGGCTTCGCTGATTTTCGGGAGTTGCTTGACATACTGTTCCTCTACGGAATATCCTACACCAGTACCACACAATAGAATGTACATGGCTTCATCAAAAGAACGAGGACTATCAACAGGAAGATAAGCACAATTGTATGCGCCTACATTACAACGGTCAAGGGCGGGGCCTGCCGTCATCAACGCTCGCATACTAGGCATCACTTCTAGGTTGTAGATGGCGTTATATACATTCTCCCAGTCACCAATTGTGCCAGCCCAGTTGACTTGTTTTCCGTAATAATCAACTAGTCGCTTAACCGTTTCGTCCCAATTCTCTCGACGCTTCTCGGTATCTAGCCATCGAGCATACCGGCTCTTATAAATAAATTCTTCGTAGAGTGATGGAAAAGGACTACTCACTACTAACTTTCTCCTGATTATCTTTATTCATAGCCGCAGACAAAGAAGAGAGGAAACTAGCCCATAGGTTGACATCTCCGATCAACCCATTGACCAATTCCCTCTCTGCGTCTGTCTCTAGCTCCATAGTGATGGTTCGCTCGTCCGTACCATATACTACAACAAGCTGTTTATCATCAATATAAATAGAGACATCATTCATTAGTTAAGCGCTTTTTGAAAAGCTTCAGGCATAGGCATCAACTGAAGAGGCCAATCAAGAGGCCGGGGTTCTGAGAAGATTGCCTTGTCGCCAGATATGGCTGCCAAAACTTCATGTGTAATAATTGTCTGGCCTTCTTCTTCTGTGGTTACAAAGTCAGTAGTAATGGAAGCACGACCAAGTATAGTAGAGAGATTCGTAAGAACCTCTTCATCAGTCCACTTCTCCACCTTTTCGGTAGAAATCAAATTCTTCTGTCGTATACTCTTCTTCTGCGTCAAAATAACTCTTTCTTTTTTTGGAAGGTTTTACCTTCTGTTGATACTTATTGCTTTTTAGGTCTTTAGCAATGTGATTGCGACGGCGGGCAGCACGTCGCTCCTTTTCAGGCAGCCGCCCGATACTCCTTGACATTTTCACCTTCGTACATAATTTGATAGTCAGGATAGTGACGACGCATTGCAACAGCTACAGCGTGTTCACCACAAGCACCGGGACTATTCTCCCAACCCGGAAGCATATAGATAGCGTCAGAGTTGATTACTTTGTCAATATCCCACATATAGACTTCACGGAAATTAAATCCATCCTTAGCAGCCTGAACAGCATCACCATTCTTACGCGATGCCTTAGAAAGCTTCTCACCTTCCTTATCAGCGGGGTTGAATACTGTCCAACCCTGACTACGAAGCTTAGCCGCCGTCTTATGAAACAGTGGAAAATTAAACTCAGGGTAACCAGTCATAGGACCAGCAATGTAAATAGACTTAGACATAATCTTCCTTAAGTTTTTCTATAATAGCCTTAGCTCTGACTTCATCAGCTTCATATGCTTCTTGAGTATCCCCTGCACCATACCATTCTTGGAAAACGGCTGCACGATTAAGCAGAAACTCTGAAAGAAGCCAGTCAAGGTCTTCAGACATCACCATTTTCCTTGATCTTTTCGTCCTCATATGGTGCAATCTTACGACGATAGAGCTCTAGTTTACAACTTTCGAGAGCACCTATAATGTCATTGTAGCTTTGATAGTTTTCACCACGACAATAAATATACCTCTGTATCTCACTAGTAAGAATATAGTTTAGTTCGCCCGGAGTAATAGGTAGTCTACCCTTATCTAGATCGAAACGGGCTTCACGCTTAATGTATGGCATTGTCTCGTTCCTTAATGAGAAGCTCTAGCCTCGCGAGGGCGTTCCATGCACAGTGGGCAGCATGTAGAAGTCCACTATCAGGGTCCAGAATCTCTCCTTGTCCCTCATACATAACATGTCGTACCATTGCATCAGAATACCGATTGATTCCATCTGGAACTGACTCCCATCCTTTCCAAGCGTATTTGCTAGCTCCAAAAGCGGAGACTTCGGCAACTGCGCTAATTGCCCCAGGGAAGTAAGAAACTGCCCCCCTATAGACTGGAGCCTTTCCGGCGTCATACTTGATTGCACCTTTGGCAATGTCGCCCGGCGTGTCATTAGTAGTCTCCTTCCGAACAGGAACTCGAATAATATTAGGAACCATAGTTGAGGAAATCCTCGATTTCTGTTTTTCGTTCATCTATATACTCTTCTAGTAGATCAATTAAAATGTCAGTAGGCACATCAAGAAGGTCTACGAGTTCAGTAGACGTAAAATAATCACTCAGTCTTTTCTTGAACTCTTCATCCATTACTTGATCTTTCGACGTGTGCCTTTAGACCACGCCCCACAACGCTGACAATGAAGCCGCTGAACACTGTAATACTTGCTTCGATAGAAGCCACGCTTGTGAACGTTGCTGCTTCCACAATTACCACATTCATGGGCTGAGTCACCAAGATGGGGATGACTCTTAATGAAAGGGAGTACCTTACGATACAAACGAGCAAGGAGTCGAACGTCTTGGATACAATACCGAGTCATTTTAGTCCGTGCTTTTTCTTTACCGTCTAGAACATCTTTCCAAAGACTAAAGCCTTCGTGCTTGAGTTTACCACCGATATTAAGAAGCGGACCAATATAAGCCAGACGGTTCATATTAAAGCCAAACTTCTTTACAGTTTTGATTAGATCAATACTTGGGACATCAGGAGTAGGACTAAGACCGGCTAAGATAATTTCACCATTAATCTTAGGAAGGTCATACCTGTCCCCATTATATGTCACGACTGCGTCTGCTTCTTCGAGAAGAGCCTTAGCAGCAGTAGCCATTCCAACCTGACCATGTTCCCACAAAGACCAGAAAAGGAATTCTTTACTGCCTTCCCAGTGGGCACAGAAACAAAGCATTCCGCCATGGTCTACGATCTTTTCAGGAGACGTATTACTGTCCCACATATCAAAGGTATAGACTAGGGCTGGTGCCCATTCAATGTCTATAAATAGTAGTTTACGTTTACTCATTTTTTCTTTCTCTTTACAGGTCGCCGCTTCTTTGGAACGAACCAACCCGTTCCTTTGTCAAGATAGTCGGCAACGCGTCTAAGAATTCCAGAATCCCTGTGTCGGCCCACAATGCGCCGGTTACAGTAATTGCAAAGCAATCCCCTAATCTCTCCGGTAATATGGTTATGGTCAACGGCGAGACGTGTAGTAAATTCGGAATGATGTCGTTCACAAACTGCGCAACATTCGTTTTGTCGCGTAAGAAGCTCCGAGTACTGTTCGAGACTAAGTCCATATTTATTCCTTAGATGGCTAGCCCTTTTACGATCAACATCATTCATCCTCTACATAAGGTCCTTGTATTTCAAGAACATCAGGCTCTCGAACTACTGTCGTAAGGTATCTTGGACCTGTCGAATAAATGAACGTACGAAGTCCCGACCAACACCTAAATTTATGAGCGCAGTACGAACATGGAGTAGATAGTTTTCTGTTTCCTGATTTTCCATCCGGGATATCCGAATAGCATTTTTCCGGTGGTTGCTCATTAGTTACTACCTCCTTCAAATGCTTGATACGGTCTTCAGGTTTATAATGACTGATAACTGTCTTAGTCAACGGAGAGATACAGTTATTACCATTTACCTTGTCAATTGCCCACCACGCAGCATCCTGTCCGGGGGTTAAGACATTGGCATAACCTGATAGTTGTGCTACATACCCGAATGGGTCGTCTTGTTCGACTGTTCGTTCTCGGAACTTTTTGTATCCGAATGAACTTGCTGACTTAACATCCACCACGACACCATCAATGATCGCATCAATGTGTCCCTTGATACCGTCAACCTCAACCTCTGCTTGTTCTTGTTCAACACTGTGTCCTGCTTCTTTCGCTAGAAAGAGATAAAGCTGTTCAATCAAATCACCATATAGAAACTTAAGATAGGTCTTAAGTGTCATTTGTTCTTTGGTGCCCGGTTCAGGATGTGCATCATACCAGAGTTGTCGGTCAGGCTTTCCAAGCGCTGAGAAACGAAGACTAAATTCTCTTTCATTCTGTTTTGCAAGTCTTTGACTAACGATATCCCTAAAGTTTTGCACAAACGCATCAAGATTTTCCTTGTTAGGCTCGTGGTGTACTTCAGGATCAAACAAGTTATGAATGTCTGAAGGTAGTTCCTCTAGTTTAGGCACCCTTCTCTTTCTCCATATTTTCAATACTAACTACATTCGTATCATCAAATACTCTGTGTTCTACATAACAGTAAGGAACATCTGATTGCTGATGCGGACGTGGATAATTCTCTAAAGCTTCTTTAGCTTTCGCAAAGGCTTCTTCTTCTGTTTCTGCCTCTACAGCCATAGTAAGAACATCTGTAATTCGATGTCTTACTTGTGCCAATAAATTAAATTTATGCGACATATCATCTCCTAAAAAAGGAAGGCCCTCGCACAATGTTCATCAGAACTTATGCCTTATCCTTCCATTCACCAACGTAAGCTTTAGCTTTTCGCCCGAGAGGGATTCAAGTATTAGAAGGGAATGTCGTCGTCGAGGTCGTCCATGATATCGGCAGCACTCTTAGCAGCGCCCGACTTACCAGTGGCCTTACTCGGCTTCTTCGGAGTATCTCCACCATCCATACCAGCAAATTCATTACTTGAGTAAGGAACCAAACCAGTAATTCGAATAGCGGTAGTATAAATACCCTTCTTCTTACCCTTGCCGTAGTCAACAATACGAAGCTTCACATCAGCAGTCGTACCATTACCAATCAAGGTGTCTCCCCAAGCTTCATCATTTTCGTTGTAGATGCGAATACATTCATTCTTCTCACCGTCCCGAGAAAACTCAGGCTTTCGCAGGTTCAGGTAAGGACCCTTATCAGGGTTCTTTGAATCTTCCTTATCCTTCAATCGGTCTAGCAATCGCTCTTCCTTCAGGAAGGACGTATCTTCCGGCTCAAATTCATACGACCATTCACGGCCAGTACGTTCATAGTTCTGGTGAAGAGCCTTCTCACCAACAATCTTCGGCCAAAACAGTCGGCCCTTTGCATAAACAGTAACACTATCAGTCATTCTTTTTCTTTCCTCTTTCTCTGTGATAAAGTAGTCATCGTATTCATGACCTTGATCTTCACTATCATAATAACTCATGCTCTACCCTATACACCAATTATATCAGATTTTAAATAAAAGTCAAGGACTTTTCTTACATTCTTCAATAAATTTCC